TCTCCGGTGACCCCGATGATCCAAAGCGTTCCACCCGCGTCAGTCTGGAATGGGCCCGCGAACTGATTCGCGATTACGGTCGCGACAGTCCTTACGTCAAAGTGATGGTGCTCGGGGAGTGGCCGCCACATTCACTTGACGCCCTGATCGGCCCGGATGAGGTCGAAGCGGCGATGAAGCGGAAATACCAGGAACACGACATCGCGCATGCGCCCCGCATCCTGGGCGTTGACGTTGCGCGCCAAGGCGACGATGCCTCGATAATCTTCCCGCGCCAAGGCCTTGTGGCGTTCAAGCCGCATGTCATGCGCAATGTCACCGGCGTAGTCGGCGGGGGTCAAGTGGCCAGGGTTTGGGCGGACTGGAAAGTGGACGCCTGTTTTGTGGATAATACTGGCGGCTTTGGTGCTGCCTGGATCGACATTTTGACGACTCTCGGCCGCAGCCCGATTCCGGTCGGTTTTGCCGATACCGACCCGGACAAGCGCTATTATAACAAGCGGGCCGCGATGTATTTCCGGGCGGTGCAGTGGATCAAGAATGGCGGTGCCCTGCCGCCGGACCCAGATATTGTTGCCGAGCTATCGCAAACCACCTATACCTTCCGCGGCGACAGCCTGCTTCTGGAACCCAAGGACATGGTGAAGGCGAAGCTTAATCGCAGCCCGGATAAGAGCGACGCCTTGGTGCTGACCTTCGCCGAAGAGGTCGCGCCGAAGCAGACAGCCATAGTCCCGCAGCGCGTCCGGCGCGATGAAGCCTACGACCCATTCCAGGAATTCTTGAGGTCGGTGGGCTGATGTCGTTTCTTTTTCCCTCTTCATCGAAGCCGCCTGCGCCACCGCCGCCTCCGCCGGCCGCGAACCCGCCGCGACTGGCCCAGCCATCGATCATGGCTGCCGGCGCAGCGGAAAAGACCGCGCTGCAGACGCTCGAGGGCCAAGGCATGAGCGGTACTGATGTGACGGGCGGCCAGGGCGCCAAAGCGCCATCCACGACCAAGACTCTTTTGGGCCAGTAGCATGGCCGCCAGCGCACGCAGGGCAAAGGCCGGGCTGGACCAGGAGCCGCCCTTCTACGTCAAGTCGTCACCAATGCTGCTGGCTGAAACCACGCCCAGCCCGCGGGAAAGCAAGCCGAGCCCAGAGCAGGTGAAAGAATGGGCGGTACTTTATCAGCATTGCGAATCACGGATACAGGCGCTGTGGAATTGGCGCCTCGCCCATTGGACAACCTGGGGCCAGATTGCGCGGTACCAGGCGCCGTGGCGTTATTATGCCTTCGTGCAGTCGCCGAATCTGTTCAATCAAGGTCTGCGCAACGACTTTGCGATCGTGGATCGCACTGCGACGCTCGCCGGCGAGATTTGTGCGGCTGGCCTGATGGCGGGCCTTACTGATCCGGACAGCCGCTGGCTGAAGCTGGGCCCGGCGATTCCCGGCATCGAATTGGATCAGGCGGGAGAACAGTATTACGAGGACTGGACGGAGCGGCTGAATTACGTCTACGACCACTCGAACTTCTACGACGCCCAGAACCAGCACTATCAGGACCTGACGTTCTTCGGCACCGCGCCAGTGCTGGATTACGAAAGCGAGAAAAAAATCCTGCAGGTCCGGACACCCTGCGCCGGCGAATATTTTCTCGGCGTCGGCGGCGACTTCGATCATGATGTCTTCGCCGAAGAAATCCGGCAAACCGTCGATCAGACCGTCGATATGTTTGGGATCGATAACTGTCCGCCCGATGTGCAGCAGCAATGGCGGCAAAAGGGTGGCGCGCTCCAACAGGAAAACATCATCGGGCACCTTATCGAGCCCAACTTCGCGATCGAGGGCGATGCCGGCTATGTGCTGCCGCCGGTGCCCGGTGGCTTCACCTGGCGCGAGGTCTATTGGATGCGGCAGAAGAAAGACATCGCGCCGCTATCGGTGAGTGGTTTTCATGAGCGGCCCTTCAGCGCATCACTGTGGGATCGGCAGGGCAATGATCCCTACGGCCGAGGTGTTGGCGAGAAGATGCTTGCCGATACCATCCAGCTCCAGCTGGAGACCCGCCAGAAGGCGGAATCGATCGAAAAGGTGAATAAGCCGCCGATGGGGGCGGATGTCAGCCTACTGAACCAGCCGGCATCCACCAATCCTGGCAAGATCACCTACATGAACACCGCCAACGGCGGCGAGAAAAAGTTCTGGTCGCTCTACGAGATCAAGCCCGACATCCCGGCGATCAGCAAGGACATCGAACTGGTGCAGAACCGAATTCGCGAGACCGCCTATAACAAGGCCTTCGCCGTCATCTCCAATCTCCGCGACAGCATGAAGGGCCAGGTCACCGCGACCGAGATCGATGCGTTGAAAGAAGAGGCACTAATGCAGCTCGGCCCCGTCACCGGCAGGGTTCACAGCACGCTGCGCACCCGCATCCGCCGCCACATGGCGATGATGAGGCGGCTCGGCCTGGCCCCGCGGGTGCCGGCGAGCCTGCGCGGCGTCCCGCTCAAGATCGACTTGATTTCCATGCTGACCCAGGCCCGCATGGCCAATCAGACCGGCGCCATTGCCCGCACGGTGCAGTTTGTCGGCTCCATGGTCTCGGCGTGGCCGGAAGCCAGGTTCAACGTCGATCCAACCGCTGCGGCCGAAGAATTCAACAAAGGCGTCGGCGGCAGTTCCAAAATCCTGCGGACAAAACGTGAGGTGCAAAAGATGGTGGCGATGGAAAACCAGCAGAAGCAGGCGGCGAATGCATCGGCGCTGACCACGCAGGCCGCCCAAGCTGGTGCGGCACTGTCGAAGACTTCGCTGGCGCCAGGCAATGCGCTTTCCGCTTTGACCGGTGCGCAGCAATGAGCGGGCTGACCGAGCAGGAGATTATCGACCGTCATGTCCTGGCGCTGAAAGATGCGTCAGAGGCCTGCCGCATCCTGCACTCGAATGCAGATCCGGAGCGCGCCACGCTGCGCGGACCGCTTTATCGCAAGCTGAAAAATGCCCTGACGGCGCTGGAGGGGAGTTGTCGGCAGATGGCGGCATTCCGCAGCGATACCCGCTGGACCAAGCTGGGGTTTGTCTATGCCCGGGCAATGCGCGCCGCCCAGGCCAACATGACGGCACATAACTGGCTGGCGTTCGGCGAGCTGCGGAAGCTGTTCGAGAACGGGCTGGTCAGCATGACTGATCTGAAGGATCGCAAGACGGGTAAGACCGGTACCATCCTGCCGCAGCGCACTGACTGGCTGATCCTGCCGGATCACAAGCCATACCGGACCCCGCGGCGGATGCTGAACTGATGCCGATAAAGTTCAAGATGGTGCCGGTGCCGAACTCGTCCAACATTCATGCTGTTGGGTACGATCCGGCGACGATGATCATGCGCGTTCAATTTAAGAACGGTTCGACCTATACGCATGCGGATGTGCCGCCGGAGCGCCACGCCGAATTTATGCAGGCGGCATCAAAGGGCTCGCATTATCACAATAATTTTCGTAGCAAATACAATGTGAAGAAAGAGGAACGTGCGTGAGACCGCTTTGTATTTACCACGCAAAATGCGCCGATGGATTTACCGCCGCATGGGTTGTCCATGAGGCCCTTCACGGCAATGTTGATTTCCACCCAGGCGTCTATGGTGAAGCACCACCTGATGTGACTGGGCGCGACGTGATCATCGTCGATTTCAGCTACAAATATCCGGTGCTCGCGAAGATGACGGATGAGGCGCGCACAATCCTGGTGCTCGACCACCATAAGACAGCGGAACAGGAATTGGCGCCTTATTCCCATCTGCCGCTTGATGCGCATCTGGAGAACGCGTTTCCGGCCGACACGGATGGAGCCTGCCCGGTGCGCGTTCTGTTCGATATGAACCGCAGCGGCGCTGGCATTACCTGGGATTTCTTCAACTCGGGCCAGGACCGTCCAGCCCTCGTGGATTATGTCGAGGATCGCGACTTGTGGCGGTTTAAGTTGCCTTATTCGCGTGAAGTCAATGCTTTCATCTTCAGCTATGAGTACAGCCTTGACATCTGGACACAGTTGGCCAATGACCTGAATTTTTCCGACACGATGTCGATCGCTGAGAAGGCCGGCGAGGCCATTGAGCGGAAACATCACAAAGATATTGCAGAGTTGGTTTCGGTTTGCCGACGCCGGATGCGCATCGGTGGCCACGAAGTTTGGGGTGCCAGTCTTCCCTACACGCTGACATCCGATGCTGGAAATCTCATGGCGCAAGGCGAACCCTTTGCCGCCTGTTACTGGGACACTGCCAAGGGCCGCGTGTTCTCGCTTCGCTCAACTCCGGATGGCACGGACGTGGCTGCGATTGCTGCGGCGTATGGCGGTGGGGGTCA